CGAGGTACTTCTCCGACCCCAGCGCCGCCTGCGACTGCGCGATGCCCTCTTGGACGCCCTGCCTGCTGCCACCGAATGCGCCCGCCTGATTCGCGCCCGCGCCGATGGTGTTGAGGTTCTGCCGCAGTTGCTGCTGCATCAGCTGGTTCGCCGGGTCGACGACCGACTGAGTGTAGGGCGACATCAGTTGGTTGGCGCCAGCCGCCACGCCCTGCGCGGTTGCCGGGCCCTGGCTCGTATAGTTGCCAAGCAGGCCCTGCGACGGCCCGTAGACCTGCTGGTTGAAACCTTGCTGTAACTGGGTGGTGTTGCCCTGGATGCCGGCGGCACTGAGCGGCGTCACCTGATCGGCCAACCGCTGCTGCGCGCCGATGGCACTGTTGAACCCGGCTCCGCCCTGGTTCTGTAGCTGCCAGGCATTGTCGTAGGCGCGCTGTTGTGCCGGATCGAGGCCGGCAACCGTCTGGCCGGTATAGGGATTGTAAGGCTGGTTGCTCAGGTTGGTGGCACGTTCCACCGCACCAGCGCTTGCCTGTTCCAGCCACGGCGGGATGTAGGCGTTGGTGTTCTGAACTGTGTTGGTGGACTGACCGCCGCCGCCACTAGGTGGCATGACTATTCCCCTACTTTAGAGGCTGAAGGATTTTGTCGAAGCAGACTCCGCGCAACCGCCACTTTTCACCAAACGGCTTACGGTGCGCGCCGAGCCAGCCCATGCGTCCGGATGCGATCGCCAGACTGCAACCCTGCTCTATGGCCCACGCATCGATGTCAGGCTGCAGCTCTGCGCACTCACGCAGCGTGCCGCTGACGATCCAGTAATTGACGGCGCGCAGGCGGGGGAAAACGATCACCTCGGTGACAATGACACTGTCCCCGTTGGGCCAGCACGCCGCGCGGTTCTCGCGCACCCGGTCCATGACGTCGGCAACCGTGTGCGTGTTGTTGGCGTAGGCTAATGCCTTCTCGAACCGCCTGAGTTTCTCTTCGTTGGTCACGGCGCCGCCTCTGTGACAATCGTCCCGGCATCAGTGATCGACACGCGCCACGACGTGCCGTCAGGCGAGATCAGCCCAAGGAAATGGTACGCAGGACCCGCCAATCCGGCGTTGGCCTTACGATTGATTTCGGCGGCGATGATGGCCAGCCGCTCATCGATGCTGCCAGCAGTCGGCGCCTGAAACGGCGCGGGTGGGCGGCTGATCGGGCGTACTGTCATCAGTGTGCCCCCTGCGGCAGAGCGTGATATAAGCGGGACGGCGTCGGTGTTTCAGCACTAGCGCCGCCCCTGACCACCGTTCTGGAGAAGCAGAGCCAATGGCTGATACTGATGATAGCAGAGAGCGACAGTTGGCGCGTATGCGCGCGTGGCATGCGGCGAACCGAGAGAAAATGCGCGCGTATAAGCGGGCGTGGTATCGGACAAACCCCGAGAAGGCTAAGGAGATATCCCGCAAGAACCGCGATAGAAAGCGCGAGAACCCACAACTGATGGCTTACAATACGCATATCGGGAATGCCCGGCAACGCGGGGTCGCGTTCCTGCTCACCTTCGATGATTGGTGGGGCATTTGGAATGCCAGCGGCAAATGGGAGCAACGCGGCGCGCGCAAGGACCATTACGTTATGGCCCGCCTTGGCGACGTTGGCCCGTATGCAGTTGGCAACGTCAGGATATGCACGCACGCGGAAAACAACGCAGAAGCTAACAGGCTCAGTCGGGGCAAACCTGCTAGTGCCGGAGAGTTGGCAGCGATGGCTAAAGCCAGAGCAGCTCGATGGGCGCATGGAAGAACGATCAGCGACAGGCAGCGAGAAGCGCTGGCGCGCGCGCAAGAGGCAAGATGGCCGAAGAGACATACCTAGCGCCTCCCTCCTTTGCGTGCTTGCAAACGAGGCCGGCCTACCGCAAACGGGCCATCCTTTAGTGCTTCCATCCGCATCCGGATGTGACGACCGCTAAAACGGACATCCATTAGCCCTCCATGAACCTCGGTATAGAGGCCGGTGTCATGCTCTTCACCCTGTGGCTGTTCCCTCAACGCGAACCGGTAGCCAATCATGTCCGGCTCAGCGGTGGCCGCATCCAATATGATCTGTCGCACGTGGAACCGCGTATCGCCCTCGCCCATCACAACCGACCCTGATTCGGCATACACAGAGCCAATCGGGGCGCGGGGAACACCGTCCTCAAGCCAGCCGTATTCATGGATGTATAGACACGCACCACTCCCAGCCGGTCCAGCCAAAATTGGGTTGTCCATTGTACCCGTCGCATCTGCGGCAGTTCTATTCCTCACTCCGATTGTCCATGGACGCGATGCGTCCGCGTAGTTGACTGCAATATATCGATTGCATTCGTTCGCGCCCTCGTCGGGGAAATCTATCCAGATTTCACTAAACGCAGGATTCGGCGAGCCAAACACGCGCCCCACCATCTGCCGGTTCACGAGGCTGAAGAACCAATCGTCGACGTCGCACTTCAGGGGCTGCACGGCGCCGGCATAGCCCCAGAATGTCTGCAGGCCGGGCCACGCGACATTGCTGCCGATCCGCACCACAGAGCGCGGCGAGATCGGCCCGCACCCCGAGGCGATCTCGACAATGCCATAGGCGTAAGGTGGCCCAACGTAGGTCATCTTGTGCAGGTCGTTGCCGGTGAACAGCAGGATGCTGTCGGCGATCTTGATCGCGGTCATGGCGTAGGACTGCGTCGCGAGCAGTTTGTCGCCTGCCATATTGACTGCGGTCGGCGCCCAGACCGTGTAATCTTCCTGGTCGGACCAGGCGATGGCGCGCGGGTCGCCGCCGGCCCCGTAGAGCACCACGTGACGCTGATCGGTGACGATCACACCACGGTTCGACACTGGCGCCGCTGTGACGATCGTCGGCAGCACCGTGGGGGTATTGGGGTCCCACTCAAACAGGTGACCGTCCTGGGTCGGCACGATCAGCAGGCGCTCGCCGAACGTGTCCATGCTCCACCGGTCGCCCATCGTGGCCGAGATGTCCTGCGGGCCGATGTCGGACGGATCTCGCGCGGTGCCGTAGGTGCTCTCGCCGTAATCACCGAGGCCGTAGCCGTTCAGCGCGCCAGGCGGATCGAGCGGCCCGACACCGGTCGGCGTGATGTCGTGCAGCGTGTCGGTGTCGAACCTGTAGGCGTAAAGCCCGGTGTCAGTGCCAAACGCCGCCCAGCGTATCCGGGCGTTGTCGTGCCATGTGATGAGGTCCCGCACCGGAGCGGACACGTTGGTGTTTGGGATTGCCGCGTTGCCGCCGATCGGCTGGATCTGCCCGCCGCGGAACCGGATGTTGTTGCAGTCCCACCATCGCCCCGTGGTTGCTTCCGGCGTCGCATTCCGGACGACGCCTGGCGGCGGGGCTTGGGTGAGGCGCGGCATGTCAGTGCGTCCCGCGCATGGGCGCCGACATCAGCCGCCGCACCAGCGGCACTGCAGCGGTCGTGACGGATACGGCAGCCTGACTGCCGGCGTAGATGATCTTGGAAACGACCATGACCGGCTGCACCACCTCGAGCCGCGTGCCGCTGCCACCAGACCACGCGCTGTGCGTGTGGCTTCCGTCCTGATTGATGCTGTGCGTGTGGTTGAAGGCCGCAGAGGTGGTGTGCGTGTGGTTGCCGTCCCAGTTGATGTAATGCGAGTGCGCGGCGCTGTCGTAGGTTTGGATGACATGCGCGTGGACACCTTGCGAGTCGGTCGCGTGCCAGCTTTCGCCGAACGCGGTGGACATGACCGGGGTCGCGCCACCCGCCGCGCCAGTGCCAGAGTTGGGCAGCCACGTATTGTGCGCATGTGCCCCATCGCCGGATGTCCATCCGGTGTGGGCGTGAATGCCACCTGCCACTGTGCCGTATCCCGTCCCGCCCGTGTTGTGCTGGTGACTGCCCTGCACGTCAGTGGTGTGCGTGTGATAGCCGCCACCGCCCACGCCGCCGCTATGGTCGTGGACGCCCTGCGCGTCAGTGTAGAAAACCACACTCGGCAGGTTGGCCTGCAGGATGCTGTAGGACAGCGACCCGACGCGTTGCGCGAAACCGTAGCTGCGCACTGTGCCATTGGCGTCGGTG